CAAAATAAATTTGTTTCCTAATGGCACAAGACGACAGCAAATATACAAAGCCAGGATTACGCGAAAGTATTAAAGATCGTGTAATGGCCGGTTCCAAGGGCGGCAAGCCGGGCCAGTGGAGTGCACGCAAGGCTCAACTTGTGGCACAGCAATACGAAAAAGCTGGTGGTGGATATAAGGGTGGCAAAGGAGAAAAACAAAAAGACTTGGAGAAGTGGGGAAAAGAAAAGTGGATGACCAAAGATGAATATGAGAAGCGCGGTAAAGCTAAAGCCGCAGCCAAGAAATACAAGGACTCCAAATAATGGAACTCTTTCAAAAATTTTTAAATGCATATAAAAAAGCAGATAAATCTTTGGGAGGGTTTCTTCCTGGTGGTGGAACAGGAAACCCGTTAAGCAACACAGTTAAATCTATAAGTCCTGCAGATTTTATTGGACTGTACGGACCAAATATATTAAATAGGACTTATAGAAAAGTAGGAGAAGCTATTAAACCAATGGTTGCATCTGCTAATGAAGCAGTAACCATGAAGCAACTGCCTGCCTTGATGGATGCAGCTTCAAGACGTATGACAGACGCAGGTTTTCCAGGTACATGGAGTCCTTTCGTTTCAGGAAAAGAAATAGGAGAAGTAAAACAAGGAAGATATGGCACTAAGGTAGATCTTACTGGCAAAGGCTTTGCAGATTTAGTCGGCGGTCCTGTTTTTATGAATGTTAGTCCATTATTCGGCGTTGACGTACCAACTGTTTTTATCACAACTAAAACACCTGGCTGGGCAATTGCACATGAACTTGGACATGCTGTTGATGCAATTAAACGTCCATATGATTACGCATTGCCGAAGGGATTTGACATTGAAAATCAAAAAGTAATGCAACAGATAGGAAATAGGGAAATGTTAAGAGTCTCCAGTCCAGGTGCAATGGTAACTGGTTTTGGGTCTTTAAAAAATGATGATAGCTCTTTATTGGGTGCAGGTATTGAAGGGGCGTTAAGCGGAATTGGAGCTAATCAACAAATACTACGAAAAGAAATAATGGCTGATCGTTTTGGGATGCCCATCGCAAAAGAAGCAGGGGTACCCTGGGACACAAAACAAAATATCCTTGCTAAGGGAAGTTACGTTTTGGGAGCTACTGCACCAGGATTTACACAAGGTGTTATAAGTGAGTTACTTAACAGGGGTGTTAATACATTGACTGACTTGGCAGGAACAGCTGCAAGAGCTTTTCAAGGAAATAAGTTAAGCAAAACAGAAAAAGCTTTGACACAATATGGGTACGATCCTTCGCAGTACAAATTATCAATACAAGGTAACGAAACAAAATTAAGCGGTCGAAATGCAGCAGAAAAAACGTTATACAACTACATTCAAGGGTTACGTTAACAATGGCAGACAAGGCGATACAAAAGGGATACACCAAGCGTTACCTACCAGAGAGTGCCTGGGCTTCACTGTCAAAAGAAGAACGTGCGGAGACAGATCAAAAGAAACGTGCCGCTAGTCGAGAAGGTAAACAGTTTGTTTCTAATACGGATGCTGCCAAGAAAGCGGGCAGGGCTGCACGTGCGGCCAAACGCTATAAAAACAAAAAATGAAAACCAAAAAACTTGTCAAAAAAGCCTTAAAACACCCTGAACTTTATACGCCTGCTGAGCTTATATTTTTTAATCGGTGGCTACACCTGAAGAAGCAAGCGAAGACTGCTAAGATCAGTAAAGATAAAAAGGCAGATGGTTGATGGCTGGGGACGCAAAAGCCAGGCTTAAAGAAATTATTGACTCTTACCTTGAAAAAGACGGTGGGGCGTCGATTGATACTGGCATCGTTGCAGCACATCTTGCGCAAATGAAACTATTTGGCATCCGCCAGGGTGTCGAGTTTTTTCCTGCCCAGGATAACTTTGGTAATCAACGCAAGGATTTTATTGATCGTGTAATTAAATACAACCAGCTAGATACGCGCCTGGATTCTATCTGGGATTATTTTTTGTGTGATGGTCAAGGACTTTTTTACATAAGACCAACACAGAACAACTACCGGATGTATTTTTTCCGTAAACATGAGTATCGTAGTTTTTATAACATCGACGGTGAGTTAGACGAAGTCGTCATTATCTACAGCTATAAGGTTCGTCAAGGAGCAGGTTTTCAGCAAGACATTGAAATGAGTAATGTCTCCGGCCCCTTGAACATGGGTCGCGGTGGTGTCAAACGCTATATCCGCCTATCAATTAAACGCAAGACAATTGAAGAAACACATTCTGAAGGCGAGATCTCATTCGATACAAACTATCAGTCCATACCCGGCAAAACCAAGACGTTTAAAAATACTCTTGGCTTTATTCCCTGCGTAGAAATTTTCAATAATGCCAAGGGATTTTCAACAGAAGGTGTTGGTGAATTTGATGCCCTAGCCAATCACATATGTACGCATGACGACATGGTTCGCACCATGCGTAAAAACGTGCAGTTCTTTGGTAACCCAACACTACTTTCATCTCGTCCCAAGACAGACCTAATGGAGTCTGGCGGGGAAGCTGTTGTGCAGCGCCCATCGATTGCTGCAAGCTCTGGGTTCACAGGTGCAGGTGCTTTAAGTCAATCACGATTCAAAGCCGATCCAATTTATCGTGGTGTAGATGGTCAGCTGCGCGTCCCAAGAGTTATTGCAAACCTGGAACCAAATGACCGAGTTGGTTATATTGTTCCAGACGCTATTACCGGTGACCAGAATTCTTTTGCTCGTCAGTACCGTGAAGAGATTCGCACGGCACTTGGCGGTGTGGATGAACTATCCATATCAGCTGGCGTTACGGCGACTGAATACAAATCTCTCTTTGGACGCGTTTCAGCGACCGCCAAGAAAAAATCAATTTCTGTTTACACGTATGGCATTTGCCGTTGCCTGGAATTAATTCTTTTTCAAGAAGAGCGTTTATTCCGCGACACACTTGCTGCCGCAGCGGGTTTAGAAAAACCCCTGGAACTACCAGAAGTCGCGTCATCGGAGGATTTACTGGCGTATGAAGATGCCATGGGACTGTTTGAGGATCAAGTCAAACAATTAATGATGGCCTGTTTGAGGACACAGCAAATACCCCCAGGTGTTCTGGGACTAATTCCAGATGGTGATGTTACTATTCAGTGGCGCTGGCTGGGACCCGTTTACGAAGACTCTACGCAAGATATTTTGAATAACTCTATCGTTGTTCGAAACCTGCAAGAATTAGGTGTTGATAGCATTGAGGCACTGAAATACCTCTTTCCGTCAAAAACGGATGAGGAACGGGCCGAGATGTTATCTGGGTTCCCGTTCAGAATGGTGAACGAATTACAGAGTGCATACTCTGCTTTCGCTCGCTTAGTGGGAGGAATGATGCAGACTCCCCACCCGCAATCACCGGATCTTCCGATGGCTGCAGACCCGCGATTGGATTTAACCCCATATCTGTATCGCACTTTAGAAGCCTTACAAAAGGAGATGAGTTATGCAGGACGCTACCGTCCAATCGACCCCACAGATGAGCCAGGTACCAGCAGCCGTCGCACCGAGCAGCTACGTGGTGGCAGCACCGCAGGCGGCTCAGCCCCAGGCGCCGGTGGCTTATCAAGTGGGTATGAGCTACCCCCAAGCGGTACCTCAGGCAGCCCCCAGCTACCAATCAGCCCCTATTCAATACGCCCCCCAATCCCAACCGGTGGCGGATTCCCCGGCGAACAATCCCTGGGAATCGGCGTTCAACAAGGTGGTGAACCTGCTGAGCGCTCCAGTCCAATCCCCGTTCCAGGGTCAACAATTTCAAACGCCGACAGCGTATACCCCGGCCAACTACGGCCAACCCAGCAACCAAGTTACGCAACAATCGGCTCCGCTGACCTGGTCTCCCAGCCAGGAATCCTCGCCCAATTATTCCCAAACCTCCTCGAATCTCTCCTTGGAGCAAGTAGCGGATCTGGTGGGGATGGGTCAGGAAAGCCGTCAGGTGATGGACGCGTTCGGGATCGAGGCACCGGCTCTGCTGAACAACTACGCTCTAAACCTGGAGCAAATGCTGGACAGCGCCGTCGCGTGGGGAAACCGCGCCGCTAATACGATTACCGGCTACGCCAATTTCGCTGTTAACGAGCACCAGGAAAACCTGGCATACAACGAAATTCTGACCAACCCTGACGTTCTTAGCGATTACACGTTGAAGTTCTTCGGTCCCGAAGGGCCTTATCCCGTGTATGAGAACGAGACCCAACTTGAGACTCGCGGCTACCCCACTCAAGCCGTGGCACAACCCCAACTGGGTCAGTTTCCTGCTCCCCCGGCGGCTGAGGCTCCTCAAGCCCCTGAAAATTTCTGGGGTAATTTCAATGACATCATGGCTCGCGACCCCCAGAATGCCTGGCGTGTCCTGAACCAAGCCCAGCCCCAAGTAGTTGCAAACAAATTGTTTGTAATGGAGTGATAGTTAGTCGGTAATTAAGTAAATTACCGACTGCTAAAATTTGTGTTAGATAAGACAATAAATGTCTAAATCTTTCACCCAATAAAACAATCCCAGCGATACTGGAGGATAAAACAAAGTGTTTCTTGACAACGATTTCCCTAAAATTCTTGGTGCGGAACTCTATCGTCCCCACCCTGCTTACATTGCGGAAATGGCGGTTGAGCCTGTGGTTGTCCACGACTTTACTCGTCAGCCCGGTCAAACCGTACAGTTAGACCGTTACAAGTTCTGGGGCACCCCGGGTACCAAGGACAGCCGTGAGCGTATTGCTGACCAGACCATCGGTACTGCCAACAGCCGTAACATCACCAAAGAGAAGGTGCTTGTTGTGCTGAAGGAATACACTGGTCCCGCCGACCCGGGCGATCCGACCCAGCCCAGCACCTTTAAAATTGCTCGTGAAACTCTGGTTACCGCCCAGCGTCTGCTGTTGGATACCGGCAACCTGAATATGTTCCACCAGAGCATTGGTTCGCTGACCCTGCTTGACGATTATCGCCGGTGGCGTGACCGCGTCTTCATCGACGAACTGTCCAAATCCGAAGCCCTCGGCGCTGCTTCTGATACCCAAGGCGGTTATTTCTTCCCTGCTAGCAAGACCAAGAACGCTTCTGGTCAAGTTTCTTATACAGCTACTGAAGTTACCGCTAAAGATCAACAGTTTTCTGTGGCAACCGACCTGTTGACGCTGGTCAAGCAACTGCGTAAGCGTAACGTACCGACCTTCGCTGATGGTCTGTTCCGTTGCGTGTGCGATCCCACATTCATGATGCACCTGCGTCGTGACGATGACTTCCGTGAGATTGCCCGTTATAGCGGCAACCCTGGCCAAGGCATGTACATGGGTAATCCCATGATGCCTAACAACGCCAGCTTCTTCATGGGCCCGCAGGCCGGCCAAGCTTATTTCCTGGCTGGTGAACCTGTCATGCCAACTGGCGTTCAATTTGAAGGTGTGAAGTTCTTCGAGTCGACCAACTTCCCCAGCAAGAATGTTAGCTCTTCTTACACCGGTAGCGCTGGTACTTTCAGCAACCGTGAAGTGGCTCAGGGTTATTTCTTCGGCCCTCAGGCTATTGGCGTTGGTATTGGTGGACCTAACGCTCAAGTGCTCATCAATAATAACGATGACTTTAGCCGCTTTATCATCTTGATTTGGCAGCTTTACGCCGGCTTCGAAATCCTCAATAAGGACTTCGTGACCACCGCTTTCAGCTTCGTTGCTGATTCTTGATAAAACACATACACAGAAAACAACAGGAGAAATAAATGTCTTATTTGTCTTCTAAAAAAATCTACCCGGGCAACTGGGCGGAGGCACTGAACGGTTGGTACAAAAATATCGATACCAACGAAGACGGTGTTAATAACGCATCCAAGGGCGGCCCCACTTCGGTGCTGGCAATCCCTGGGTATCGTTATTTTCAAAATCGTGGTTACCTGGCCGTTAGCACTGCTTCAGGCGCAGGCGCTACCGCCTCTGGTAGTGTGATTGTTCCCTCTCCCTAC